TGCGCGGATGCTGGTCATCCTCGCCTCGTTGGTTGACCGCTCTCCCTCGAGCGTGTCGTACTCGGTCTGGATCTCAGGGGGAAGCTCGGCCTCGCCGTGCTCCTCGTTGATTGCGGTGAGGCGTTGGCCGATCTCGGCCTGCCGGGCTTCTAGTTCCTGAAGGGTCATGCGTGTCTCCTTGGGTGTGATGGCCGCCGCGGGGGTGGCCTGGTTGTCGGTGTCGCGGCGCCCTGGTTGGGGGTGGCCATCACGGCCGGCGCCCTCAGGAGGTGCGGTGTCCTGCGTATCCTCCTCGGGGGGACCACCAGCTGCTTGGGCCTGTGGTTCCTCCCCTGTTTCAGTCGTTTGTGGCCGCTCGATAGCGCTCTCGGGCTCCGCTGGATCTCCGACATTCGGTGCCGCGCCATCGGCATCCACAGAACGAGTCGCCCCATTGGCTGTACGGGAGGCGAGCATCTGGGACAACTGGTCCGCGTCCACTGCGGAGGCGAGCATGTCAGCGAGGCGACCGGGATCGCGTGATACTCGACGCACCAAATACTCGTCGGTCAGTGATCGCATCCCGACAGAGGAGCCTTCGAGTCCGGCCGTTGCGCCTTCATAGGCGGGAAATGTGACGGGTCCGAACTCCATCACTTCTATCTCGCGCAGAGTGCGTTCGGGAAGCCCGTTGGGATTATTGTCGGAAGGATCGGGTTCCTCGTCCCATTCTTCGCGGATCACACGGAACCGGAAGCTCGCGCCAAACAGTCCGGCTTCGAGACCGGGCACGAGATCGTGGTTGTAGGTCGTGTCGAGCATTGGCACTTCATAGAAGGCACCGTCGGCGTCTTCGCGAAGCTCATCAATGGGTCCGAGCGGCTTGTCGCCCACGGTGTAGTCACAGCCATGCTGGAACAGGACCCGCATGGAGTCGCGATTCTCGGCGAATGTCTTCTTACAGGCTCCGGGTGCGATTACCTCGATAAACTTGCCCTCGTAATATGAGTTGATTACGGTCGGTTCGTTGAACCGGAGGAAATAGCCCGTGAGAACGGGCATCGCATCGTTGCCGCCATCTCCGTCGGGGTCGGTGTTTGCTGCCCGGAACTCGAGGCGTGGCAGCGCACGCACAAGACCCTCCCGGGGCGGGTGGTTCATCTTCATGTTCCCTCCAGTAGGGTCGAGTGACTTACGGCGATGTTTCTGTTGGTGCAGCCTTTTCACCATCTGGGTTCGGTGGCTGCAACTGGACCGAGAAGAGGCCCGTATGCTGAAGCTGACTTAGATCCCCGGCCCCAACAGCAGCCGTAACCGACTCGGGAGTAAAGCCCGCATCGACAAGCGTCTTTATCGAGGTTGCGTTCGTGCTCTGGACTTCAGCGGCATCCTTCTGGTCTTCTTGCAGGAAGGGAATGTCGCGATCGTCATACCAGAGCTCCGCACCATCGGGAACCTCAACGAGGTGAGCGACAGACCCAGCCATGTTTCGCCATAGTGGTCGCATCGTGCCGTCGGTGAGTCTGCGTCTCGCCTGCGCATAATTGGAGTAGGTAGATGCTTCGAGCCCCTCGGAGAGACCAACGATGATCGGTGGTACTCCCGCGGCTGCGGCTATGCGCGTCTCCCCCGCTCCCTGCGTAGCCTTGAAGTCGATCTGGCGCATGTTGGCGCCTACTACATCTACATCGGCGCCCCCGCCTAGATAGAGCGTCTTGTAAGCGTTGAGGTAACCCTCATGATTTCCCTCAAAGGCGGCAACCCACCTATCGAAGGCATCCTTCTTGATATCAGCGTCGAGCTTGACTACTAGATTGGGGGTCGCTCCATGCTCAAAGAACTTGAGCTTGTGGGTTGTCGCAGCACTGTCGGCCATGATCTCTCGGAGTACGGGCGTGAGCCACGACATGCCCCTGAAACGTGCGAGTGGATCGGGGATAGGTGCGAAATGTGCGACTTCCTCAGGGAGGAGCGTCAGCGGCCCGTCTTTTGACGCGACGCCGAGCGGCTGGAAGATATAGCCGACAACCTCCATGTCGATCTCGTATCCGCTCTTGGAACCGCAGACGATCGTGACCCAATCCGGTCGCAGCCGGCGCAGCTTGTCACTCCGGCGCGCGAGATAGAAGTTGCCGGAGAGATCCACGTCCTGTATCGCGCGACTGAGCAGGTCTCCGGTCGTACCGTTTGGCCAGGGCGTCTCGAGCAGTTTGAGTGCTCCAGACCCGAACAGGTCACCCGGACGACCGTTCTTGCGGCGCCGGAATTGGAAGCGGGCCTCGCTGAACAGGAGCTGTCGTGCGAGCATGCAAGCGAACACGACGCCATTGGACTTGTAGGCACCCTGAACATATCCTGCGAACGTTCCGTCGATCTTCTCTTGCGGACTACCCCCGAGCGTTTGCGTCGGCATCGTGAGCGGATAGCCGATGCCTCCATAATTCAGACTCCCCAGTCCGAGGGATTGCTGTAGAAATTCATCGAATCCTAGAGTCGGATCGCTGCGGCGTCCCGGGCGACCACGTGAGCGCAGCAGGCTCGCCATCAGAGCGCCTCAAAATCGAACAGCAACGCGATGCCGGCCGCCCACCCGCCAGCGATAATTAGTCCGGCTGGCGCATAAATCTCACCCGTGCCGATAGCGGCGAGCGTACCACCCGCGAGCAACAGTAGGAGAGCGAAGCGTTGACCGGCAACGATCCGGGGCAAGCGTCGGACTAGCCTGACGCTAAACCCCATCGCCTTCCTCAAGATCCCCATGCGATGAGGGGCTCGTGCTCAGTCGAAGCGCCTGACGCTATCGCGTCTCCGCATGCCTCCAACGAGAGGACGCCCGCCATCGCACTATCCATCTTGCGTGGGGAGTCTCGACGGTCCTTGCAAATCGAGTGCATTTGGACTCCATTGTTGTCGCGGACGTTCATCGGCATCTTGTGCGCATTCGCAATATGCGCTGCCATCACCGGATCACCGTCATGCGAGAGATCCCCCGCGTTGACCGCCGCCGTGTAGTTACGGACAGCCCAAACGATCTGGCGTGGCCGGTTGGTGTGCCACGAGATGACGCGCTTCTCGCCCCAGCGCCCCTGCCACTCATCGACAAGCCCATCAATCCACTGGTCATCGCAATAGATGCGCCACACAGTGAAGGTCTCCATCGCGTCACTTACAGCACCATCGACCTCATCCATCGGGTGTTCATAGTCGTCGCCGGCATCCTCGGGGCGCTCGCAAATGATGAGCGGCCACTGGTATCTCGTCTCGACCTCGGTTGCCACCACCGCGATCGCGTCACGGAACCGTGCACCATCAACGCCGATCACGATCAGTGACCCGGGCTCAACCTCGCGGGGTTTCGCAAGGGTCTTCCACTTGCGCAGATCGAATGCCTTGCTCTCCCCCGCCTCCTTGCGATTGAGGAAGAATCGCTCGGCTTGAGCTGCCTCCCCATCGGCAAGGAGCGCAAGAATCTCTCCGTCAATCCGGTCTAGGTCGACCCAGTAAGAATCACCGTAGACCTTCTTCATCATCCGTCGACGATCAGCCTTATTGCGAACCGATCCAGCTGACGGTTCCACGTCGTCGTGATAAACGCCCTTCGCCTTGGACTCGGCGAGACGTTGTGCGACTGAATCCTCGCTGGGATCCCAGGCGTTGCCGGTCGACATGAACCGACCACCGGTCCCCGCGAGGTTGCGACGCTGGTTGTATGCCAACGCATGGCCGCCATTGCGTGCGAGCCATGAATGCGTCTCGTCTTGCGGTACGAAGGTCACGCGCTGTCCGAGTCTCGAGCGGGCCGAACTCGTGACCGGTTCGATCACACCCCCGGACGGAAGATTGATTCGGGTCAGGCCCGTGTCGGTAATGTCAGCTGCGAGCGCTCCCAGCTCAATCATCGGTAGGAGCGCCTTCCAAATATTGTCCGTCTGGTCTTCCGATACTGCGGTCACCTGTATCCAAGGTGTGGCCCATGAACGACCGACGGGCTGACCATCCGCATCCCACCCGTCAAATAGGACCGGTCCGTCGGGGGCGCCCTCCGCGCAAACCTGCGCTGCTGACAGTGGGCCCTTCCCCCACTTCTGAGGCCGAGTGAGCTGAGAACCACGAAAGTGGACGAAAGCCCCCCGCCACAAACCAGTCTGCTCATCGTATTGAGCGGTTGGGTTGAGCCGATAGTGGTGCAGCTCGAACCGGAGCATCTCATCAGTGAGAACGAACGGTTCGCCCTGGCGCTCACCGTCTGGGATCGCGCAGTTCGCTTGCATCCATTCAGCCACCAGATAGCCGAGCGTGGGGAACTCGTTGCAAGCTCGACAGCGACCGTCCTTCGTCCAGGCATCGCCGCCACAGTTGCCGCAGCGCGGCTTTGCCATAGGGTGCCTCCTCAGACGGCGCGGAGCCGCCGGACCTCAGCCACCTTTCCGCCCTCAGGCTGGGGGGCATCGCTCTCGCTGACCTTCAACCGCATTCGTTGCCGATCCATTACGGTCGCGCCGAGCAACGACTCCTGAAGTCGAAGCTCGGCCGCGAGATCCTTCCGCGGTGATCTGTTGTACTTGTCGACCAATGGCGCGATCTGCCGCAACCGCATCCAATCAACCTGGGTGAACCGGACAGCCATCGGTGAGCGCGCCCATGTTTCGTACCATTCACGCGTCGCCTTCAGATAGGTCATCTTGACCGTGACGGGCACCATCTCCTGCTCGCCATCACCAGTCTCGACCTTCTGCATGACCGTGTTGCTCCATGTCGCCGGCAATGACGGGTACTCACCCTGATAGCCCTCCGCCGGCAGATCATCGAACTCCGCCTCAACGTTTCGCCGTCGCCGCTGCGACTTGTCCTTACGGTTCGGGCTAGCCCCCGGTGCTGGACCTCGACCTGCCATAGGGATCACCCCCACCAAAAATCCTCAGACTGCGTACACACCGTTTTCGACCTGGGCGCGGGTCACAGCTACGCGATTCGTTTTCGACAACCCCCTGCCCCCCGGTAGTAGCGGCTTTGGGCCAGGGGGCTCAATGATTGCGTGAGGGTGTCAGCATGGGACCACCCTTGCGGGAGGTGCGCTGCACTGGCTGCTCCGTCTGTACATCGATCAGTCTCTCATCATCGAACCAGTTGCCCTCCTTGAAGCCCCCATCACTGCCCACAGTGGGCGTGAGAAGAACCTGGTCGCACCCCGAGATGAAGCTGGACTTGCCTGTGCAGGTTCCCTGGAAGCCGGAAATGCGGTCCCTATAGACCTCCCCGAACTCAATAATTGGTTTCTTGCTCATTGACGCTCCTATCTCGCATATGGGTCTGTTGCCTTGTCGCATTCGATGCACCGCGTACGACCATTGCTCGACTCGTAGCCGCCGCCAGCAGCAACCGGACGAATATGGCACGCGCGGAGCGCCTTGCCAGTCCGATCATGGTGTCCGCAGTCCTGACAGGTGTAGTTGTCGCGCCTGAGGACGGCGCGGCGGAATCTGCCTTGAGCAGCACCGTCACGAGATGGAGACCACCTTGCGTTTGCATCCCGACTATGCGTTGGGCAGGGCGTTAGATTCGGGCAACCAGGGGTCGGGCAGACGCTACTGCGCTTCCTGTTCGACACCGTATTCCTCCAAGTTTCGCCGCGAGCGTTCACGAGAGGAGTGGCTCGCGGCCAAAGTCGGCGGCAATGAGCTCGTCCCATAGCGAAGTTGCATGGGGCATCGCGTTATCCAGCTCGAGATGGCCGACCAAGGTCAGATCACACCAGCGACCTCAAAGCCACCAGCATCAAGGACCATCTTCTCAGCGACCGAAGCCGGCCACGATACGAGCCGAGGATTGGGCAGCCGGTCAGCCGCTCCCTCAATGCGGAGAAGACTGAGACCCACCAGGCATCGTCTGCCGCTATCCAATGTCACGAGCGCGCAGATAGTCACCTTGTCTTCGGATTCAGTCCCAACTTGCACGGATTGGAATCCCGTAACAACGCCAGGCAAAGGCTCATCGCAGATCGGCAAGCACGGTTCTCATGCTGCGATCCGGCGGCGTGGCATGAGCGGATTACTCCTGTTTGCTCGCACGCCCTGGCGTACCGCTTCCGCTCGCTCAAGGGCGTGATGTTCGCATTCGCACGTGTAAGTCCCCGAGCATGACTTGGGGACTGGCAGCCCGATGGCGTCCTTGGGGAGATGCTTATCTCGGGTGACTATGCGCAATCGCGCTCGGCTGTCCGCCGTACCGGTACTCATAGGAGAGGATCGCCCGGTTTGTGGCAGCGTGAGGAATATGCGCTTGCCTCGGCTCAGCATCTCGCTCGGCTGGCCGTTGAGTCTCGGGCTAACGCGAGTATACGAGGCGCGCGGACAGAACGCTAAGCAGCCCTCGGCACATTCGTCTCAAGCGCCTTGTCGAGCTGTTCTAGCCGCCGCTCAGCGCGGCCTATCTCCTTTTCGACAGCCTTGTCGAGTTCGAGTCCGCGAAGCTCGCCGAGAGATGCCTTGATAACTCCGCGCAACACCTTTGCGCGAGCGCGTTCTTCGAGGACCCGCGCGTGCCTCGCCTTGCGCGCTAGCTCGATCTCCTCCTCCTCCGTGACCGCAGGCTCTCCGGCAATCGCGAGCTCTGGATCGTGAGTGAGGCTCATGCCCTTGCGCTTCAGATAACGCTCACGGTGCTGTTTGTAGAACTCGGTGCGGTTGCCGAGCACGAACGTAACGAGCCACGCTTCCAGATAGGTCCCACGGGAGACGCAAAACGCACCGGCGTCCGAGAACTCGCCGACCCGACCTCGCGTGATCCCCGTGATCGTGACCTTCGTCCCTTTCACGGACCGCGCTGGCTGGAGACTCGCAAGTTTCCCTACCTCGACCGGGCACGGCTTACGCTCACCCTCCATGCCGTACTCCACCGGCAAGAGCATCGCGGTCCGCTTCTTGCTATTCACGAGCTCAATCTCGGCTTGTGGGACGATCACGAACCCTCCTGTCGTCGTTGTCTGCTGCGCAACCATTCAGCACCCCAAGCAGTCAGCCTTATGCGCCCCGGTGAAGGTTTTACGGCTAATCCGCGGTTCACGAGAGCCCTAGCCGACCGGATATCATCACCAGCATCGACCTCCCCATCAGACGCACGCGCCAACAGGGCAGCCTGGGCACGAGACAGTCTGAGCGGCAAGGGTTTCGCGCCATCGGCTAAAGCCCTCCGGTACACGGTCAAGGTCGGCTGATGCTCGACGAGCCACCCCTCAGCTCCCGCATGGGCCTGAGGATCAGCCCGGTTGTCCATGAAGCGTCGCAGTAGAAACCACGCTTCGACATGTGGCCCATCGGACAGGCTAACGCGATCACCTCCGCCACCACCGAAAATAGACCCCTTGTCTACAGACAACAATCTGGGAGGCTCAACGAGAATCATCGTTCTCTCCAGCGTTCTCTTGGGAGGCCAGCCAGTCGTCAAGCTCACGGATCGCTTTCATATAGCCCTCGTCGCTTGGATCACCCGTGTTTTCGTGTAGGCGCATCTCGTCCAACTTCCCTCGCAGCCTAAGCGGAGATGCGGAAGCGACCTGACGGAGCACCATATTGCCCTCACCATCCAAATCGCGGCGTTCGGTCTCTATTGCCGCCCACTCCAGCGCGCGTGCCAACTCCCGCGCCTGCGAGGGCTTCATCGTCTGACCGACGCTTCCGATGGCGACATGCACCAAGAGCGGGTCGGCCGTCACCGTAACGTTGCCGAGCGGATGCCCATCCACAGTTCGCTTCGGTGGGCGCTCCTCGTCTGCGCGTACCTGTTCAGTGGGGATGATCGAAGGGGTCATCGGATCGGCTTCCTTCCTTCGTCGGCGCGTTCGCGGCAGGCTTCGCGTGCGACCCACGTCCAGTGGTAGCCGTCTTTGCACCAATGGCACTCGACAGTGCCGAGCGGCTTGATGATGACGCCCATCAGTCCTCCTTCTCTACCGTGTCAACAGCTAGGCGCGTGAAGTCGGTCATCGCAAGTTTCCCTCGAAGCGATCAAGCACGCGGCGCTGTTCTTCGTCAGCGAACGCTGCCTGCACAGTCGGGTGGCGCAATATGCGCCGTTCTCGGCTGCGTCTACACCTACGGCGATCAATCCTGGCAGCCAGCCAGTCCATACCTTGGGCGATATCTCTCAGCAGGCGACTCATGCCGCTCTCCTCTCGTTAGATCGTTGTGCCAACTGTTCACGCTGACGGGTAGGCAACGCACGCGAGAGGGTCATTTCAGCTAGCGCCTCAGCCTCTTCGTGCGACATGTGAGACTCAACACTGATGAGATACGCGACCTCGATCACGGCCTTGCGATAGCTCACCTTGAGTCCAGACCGTGAACGTGTGTCGATTATGTGCGCATTACCACGGCCAGGGAGCGGCTCACCGGGGTTTTCGCGACTCCAGCGAAGGGCACACGCTTTTGATGCCCAGATCGCGTCTGCTCGCATCCCGTCCAACGACTCTTTACGGGGACACCGACACACACGCTTCGTCATTGCTCTCCCCTGACCAATAGTCGACCAGACGAGTCACGGCGACAATCCAAATGGTAAGCACCTCGCGTTGACTGACCACATGTCGCGCACTCCTGATCGGGCACCAAATAGGACTCCGACTTCGCGTCCCCCATCCCGGCCCTCTTATGGCTCCTCACGAGAACGCCCTCGCGGATCGGACGCACGCTCACGCTGCTCGAACCTCGATCCGTGCCGCATGAACCCTCAACGCTTCAGCAACCCCCTCAGACAAGGTGCGTTCTTTCCTCGCTGCCAACAAGCTCGCTAGATCCAAAACGTCCTTCGGGAGACGCACACGCACCTGTTCTGTCTCCCTGGAGGTGAAGGTCATGCGGGAAACCCCGTGCGGTCTTCATCGCACCCCGAGCAGACGTGCAGCAAGATTGGTTCGTAATAGCTCGGCTCGGCGTCCCTAGCCACAGTGTCTTCGTGCGGCAGGCGAGCACGGCATTTGAAGCACCAACGATCCACGATGGCGCCCAATGGTTCCCTAATGCTCGGTCCCCATGTGATGTGGATGGCGCTCACGTCGACCTTCCGTTCGCGCAACACTCCAACCCATGACCGAAATCCCTAAGCCGTGGGAGATCCCACCAGGAGGCCCCTTCGCCATCCTGGAGCGCAAACACGGCGTCGTGACGATCACGACTATCGTCGGCCCCGGAAACAAGTATCTGGTCCAAGCAACCGGGCATGACGATGAGATCGTTGAAGGACACGATCCAGCCAACGAACTCGCCCACAAGCTCGCAGACACGCTCGACTACTAGCCTCACTCGGTGTCTCCTTGCTCTACGGGACGCCTCTCAAGATGCGCACGCGACGCCAAGCCGATCTCTCGACCACCGGAGACGGCGTTGTCAGTCAGGCTCTCGATCAGAGAGACCCATTTGATGACGAGATCGCGAAGGATGCGGCGAGCCTCCGGATCGCCCATATCGCCCGCCGTACCTATGTCGTTGGCGGCGCGGAGGAAGTTCAGGGCGCTACCCCACCCATTGCGCCACGCCTGCTCAAGGTCAGCGTCGCAATCAGCGGGTCGTAGCTCATCGACGACAACACGCAAAGCAGCCTCGATGGTTGTGCGGTAGTTCTCGCGTCCCTCCTCAGGGATCGAATCCCAAGTCCAACGGCCCCTCACATGGCCACCAAGATCGTCCTGCCAAAACGCGGCTTCAGCCGCCTTCTCGACTAGTACGGGGTCTATCCGCTGAGAATCAGGCATCGGGCACTCCCCGTGGCGGCGCCAGTTCGTCCAGAGTCATCGTTGGCCCTTGATAGGGATCTACTGGCTTCCTTCCCGTCAGCGCCTCAACCAGAGCCGACACAGCCCTGTCGTGACCATCCTCGTAGTCGGGTGTCTTCTCAGCGTCGAGCGAGTCGAGCGCAACCTGGATCAATCGGCGCAAGCGTCCGATCTCAGGCCCCTCGGGGTCTATCCGATCAGGGGTCATCGACCGAACGCCTCCTTGGCGGGAGGAGGCACGACCAGTGGTGGATCGAACTCGATCACAAAGTTCATGCCTCGCTCACCAAGGACATCGAAACCCTTTTCTAGCTGGCTCACGACAGGCGTCTCGATCAAACAGGTCTCGTCATCGGTGATCGAGCCATCGGCGTGACGCACGTAGAAACGGAGCACGCTCACTCGTTGACCTCCTGGCCACGCTCTTCCTGACAGCGAGCGCACATGTGCTTGTCGTCGAGAACGCGCCAGCCGTATTCGCGACAGCGCTCGTTGGCCTCGTGAGACTCGAAGTGCATCGTGACTTCGCAGTCGCCGCCTTCCAGCGCATGACCACAGAAGTCGCAGACGATCTTGACCTGCGGGGGGAGCTTGACCGTGCTCACGCTCCCGGCCTCCTATGCCCCGCCGACTCGACGGCTGTCAAACACTCAGGCGAACACGGCTCGCCCCGTTTGGGGGTTGAGCGACCACACCAAGGACATGGGTCGGCCCAACGTTCGTCCTGGCACTCAACGCAGATTTCGAGACCACCGCCAGCGTCCTCGTAGTCGTGGCCGGCGAAATCGCAGATGCGAGCCTCGTCGCTCATCCCTCGGTGCTCCTATGCCCGGCCAGGGTCGGGGCTTTCCAGAAGCGGAGATGTGAAAACAGACCGTGCGGCCGGGCTTCTAGTTCACCAATCCGCGCGCAAGCCGCGACCAGACACGACTCGGGCACCAGCGTGATCGTCTCGCTACCGTCGAGCTGCGGGCCGGTCACATACTGGCGGAAACCTTTCATCGTCCAGCGGCGTTCGTCCATCTACTCGACCTCCGCTGACAAGGTGTTTCGCGCCCACCGCTCTAGCCGCTCTCGTTCTCGCGACTCGTAAAACGCCTTGGACGCCAGCCAGCCCGCCTCAAAGCAAAGACGCCGGGAGGCTTGTTCGCGATGCAGCCGGTTGAAAATGCCACGCCAAGCCGCCTTTATTGCCTCGCGCTCGGGTCCGCTCATCGTCCCCTCCTATGCCCGACGTGAGACAAGTCCGCTTCAAGGCGCATCGCCAGCAGGTCGAGGTCGATGCCCTTTGTATGGGCGGCAGGATTGAGCAGCGGCAGCGCCCACGACATCGGATTACGGTTTCCATCGTGGCGATGAAGGTGATCGAGCTTGAACCGTGTGCGAACGGGATGCTCGCCACGGTCGGGAATCGGACCGAAACGCGGGATACGGAACCGCAGCTTGCGGCGCTGTCCGCAGATTGCACATTGCATCAGCACCCGTGAGCGGCCCGTGAAGCGCGTCTCCCGGTCCGTCGCAAGGAACCACCAGCAGATCCAGGGCAAGTCCGTGTCGAAGTGACCCTCGTCACCCGCACGACCTACCTTGCGCTCGTAGCGAGTCACGCCTGGAGCGAGCTTCGTGCGCTTGTAGCCTGCAAGCCTCACCGCTCTCCTCTCCTATGCCCGTACACCAGATCCAAAGCGACGAGCGCAACAGCGCCAATCAGGGCCACCCAGAAGAGGAGCTTCACGAGACGGCGTAGCCATGGAGAACTACCGCCCACCGTCTGACCACCCGTAGCCCAGAGCGTAGAAACCCACGGGCCGAGAGCACATGCGCAGAGAGCCAGCCCGAGCGCATCCATTCCAGTCCTATGCCCGTACGCCCAGGTCATGCGAGCGGCTCCTCAGCGTCAGCATCAGGGGAAAAGCCCTGGACCTCCATGCTGGAGCCCTGCTCCTCGGCCCATCGCCTCACAGCGCCCAACTCTCCGGTCAGTGTGAGGGCGGCCTTCTCTGGGTACTGGGCATGCAGCCGCCCAGCGATGATGTTGACGATCCGCTGCATGCCACCGCCGTCCTTCTCCTTGAATCGCTCAGCCCAGTTCTCCGCCCAAATCGCGAGGATGCGCAGCTCGTGCCAGTTGACGTTGATCGTCACGTCGTCGCTGACGAGCATCGGAACGCCGGTCGTGCCACAACGCGGGCAGCAGCGAAGCCCCTGAGCCTCCTGCTCGGTTTGCTCTAGCGAGCAACGCGTACACCGCAGATAGGGCGCGCTCATGCGCTCCTCCGTCTATGCCCGCGAGCGAAGATCATTCGCTAGTCCTTCGTGGATCATCGTCGTTGGGCTCGACCATCGCGGTCTCAAAGCCCGCGATCTCGACGCACCGTTTTGGCCAGAGCGTCGGCGGGACAACCGTGTGGGCAAACATGCGCTGGCGCTCCTCGTCAGACACATCACCAGACGGCCAGCAGCCCATCCCGATGGCTACGGCGTACACGCAGCCGATCAGCCGGGCTGTCTCCTCGAAGTCGGCAGCACTGACCTCGAAGCCCATGCGGTGATCGACCACGAACATGATGCGACCGCCGTCCTGCTCGTAAGCCTCGACGATCGGGTGGTCCCAGCCTTCGATCAGGAGCTTGTGCTCGGGTCGAGGGCTGAGTATCTGCGCACCGCTCATTTGGATATGTCCTTTCGCTTGCGGGCTTCGCGTTCGCGGAAACTGCGACGAGCCAAGGCGCGGCCGGTCGGCGCGTTGGCCTTCAAGTGCTCCTCAAGCGCCTCACGCTCCCAGCCGGCGTCGAGCAGGAGTGCCTTCGCCGCCGCGAGCTTCTGCGTCAAGACCTGTTGCTGCTCGCTACGCGCCTTATCGGCCTCCTGCCGTTCCTGGCGCCATAGCGTCAGGTCCCGCGCTTGGATCACCGTCTGGGCGCTCTTGACAGCATCCACTGCCCCCTGACAGGCGTTCCGGGCATTCGCCACATGCCCCGCGTCTAGCTCCTCGGTCACCCTCGCAACAGCGCCCATAACGCGGGACAGCCGACGCTCAAGCTGTTTCGACGCGATATCGGCGATAAACATCGCCTCGTCGTATTCCTGCTGAAACGACGCCAT